GAGGTCACTCGACGAGAGCTCATGGAGCACCTCGGCGATGTTCACACGCTCGGCGTTGCAGTCAAGCCTGACGGAACCAAGCTCGGTCTCCAGAAGCCCGCATCGCTGGATTCGTCTCGACTGAAGGTCCGATACGCCGAAGACGGCGGTACCTCTATGGACGGTACTATCCAAATTCGTCGAGGCTGCAAGGATCTGAATCTTGGCCAGGCAAACTATGCCCAGGTTCGAATCGCAGTGGATGGCACTCACTACCTCAAGGGTATGGCCATGTACAGCGATTCCATGCCTCCCGGCGTTGATGTCATATTCAACACCAACAAGACTCGCGACACTGCGAAGATGGACACCCTCAAGAAGCTGAAGGACGACCCCGATAACCCGTTCGGTGCCGTCATCAAGCGTCAGGTATTTTACAATGAGGGTGGAAAGGATAAACTCTCTCCGCTCAACATTGTGAACGAGGAAGGCGACTGGCAGAAGTGGAGTAAGACTCTGTCTTCTCAGTTCCTGTCTAAGCAGTCGACTCACATGGCGGAGAAACAGCTTGGTAAGGCTGCCGACAAGCGCCACAAGCAGTTCGAAGAGATCATGAAGCTCGACAACCCTGCAGTCCGTAAGCGACTCCTTACGGATTTTGCAGATGGTTGTGATGCAGATTCTGTCGATCTGAAGGCTGCTGCGCTACCTCGACAGTCGGCACAGGTTATCTTGCCTGTCCCGTCTCTCAAGCCCACCGAGATCTACGCACCAAACTACCGTGACGGAGAGACCGTGTGTCTCGTCCGATATCCACATGGTGGTACCTTCGAGATCCCTACCGTGACTGTTAATAACAAGCATCAGGGCGCTCGATCGATTCTCGGTAAGACCCCCAAGGACGCCATCGGCATTCACCCGAAGGTGGCGGAACGTCTCTCGGGCGCTGACTTTGACGGCGATAGCGTTGTCGTTATTCCAGTCAACAGTCAAGTCCGAGTGAAGACATCCCCACCCCTAAAGGGTCTACAGGGCTTCGACCCCAAGGCTGCATATCCTGGATACCCAGGTATGAAGAAGATGGGGGATAAGGAAAAGGGCCGACACATGGGCGTGGTGTCGAACCTTATTACCGACATGACTCTTGGCGGTGCGAGCGCCGAAGAGTTGGCCCGGGCCGTCCGCCACTCCATGGTGGTTATTGACGCCCCCAAGCACGGCTTGGACTGGAAGACTTCTGAAGAAGACAACGATATTCGTGGTCTGAAGAAGAAGTACCAGGGTGGTCGAGGCGCAGCAACTCTTATTTCTAGGGCCCGTGGCCCTGTGTATGTGGATGAGATTCGCCTACGCAAGGCTTCGGAAGGTGGTCCTATTGACCCCGCCACCGGAAAGAAGATCTACGTCAAGACCGGTCGTCAGTACCTTGACAAGAAGACGGGGCAGATTGTCAAAGCCCAAACCAAGACCCAGAAGCTGAAGATTACGGATGATGCAAGGGATCTGATCTCAGAGGGTAACCGCCCCATGGAACAGATCTATGCATCTTATTCCAATGACATGAAAGCCCTGGGTAATAGGGCGCGTAGGGAACTTATTTCTACAAAGCTCCCCCGCAAGAACCCCGAAGCCGCCAAGAAGTACTCCACAGAGGTGGAGGAGCTCAAAGCGGCCATTAAGTTGGCCTCTATGAACGCCCCTCGAGAAAGGCAGGCCCAGATCATTGCTAATGCGGTGATTAAAGCCAAGACCGCTGACCGAGAAGTGTCTTCTGAAGAATATAAAAAGATCTCCAGACAGGCCATCTCAGCAGCCCGCCTCAGAACAGGGGCCTCTAGGAAAGAGTCCCTCATAGAGCTCACAGACCGCCAATGGGAGGCTATCCAGGCAGGCGCCCTATCAGCCTCTGCTATGGAGGCTGTGGTACGCTATAGCGACCTAGAGAAGCTCTCTGACAGGGCCCTCCCTAAGGGTAAGACCCCTGTCTCTGCTAGTGTGGCCAATAGGGCTAAAGCTATGGCTCGTAATGGGGGTACTACGAGTGAGATAGCAGACGCCCTAGGGATCAGTACTAGTACAGTGCTAGAGCTAGTGAGGTGATGGTGTCATGCTCTACTTGACGACTGAGGACAATCCGTTCTCGCCTGTTGACGATCACGATGAGTGGTCGAAGTTCGATCATGATCATGGCTACTACACAGACGAACTAGTAGCAAGAATCGTTGGACCAATTGACTTCGACCTACCTGAAGCGATCGTCAATGATGCATTCGATGACGCTATTCGCTGGCTATCAGAGTGGAATCCGACAGGAAACTACAAAATGATAAGCGATTAGCGACACCGGGGGGAGGGGTCTCGCATATTTCCCTCCCCCCATGCATCGCCGCCCCCTTATATTTTTCCCCGCGGGGATATTTTCAAATCGAACCCTGGGTTCTGAGATGTCCTAGAGAACCGGTTGCTTCTTCCCGGTAGGATTTTTCAGAGTTGGTCCTCCTCTAGGACGTCCCAGAACTCAGGGTAACTCTGTCGAAAGGAACAAAGACTCGTGGCGCGGACTCCAAAAGCCCCGCGCACTCCCGAAGAATCGGAGAATAGGCTGATCAATCTCGCAGTGGCATTAGCCGAGAAGCAGCTGCGAGACGGTACGGCTTCGCCGTCGACGATCAATCACTACCTCAAGCTGGCTGGCGAACGCGACAAGCTCGAAAGAGAGAAGCTTCGCCAGGAAACCGAGCTCGTCAAGGCCAAGGCAGAAAGCATTGCGTCTGCCGCACGCACAGAGGAGCTTGTTAAGGAAGCCGTCGACGCCATGAGGAGGTACTCCGGTGGATCTGAAGACGTATTCTGAATGCATTGAGCTACCATCCTTCGAGGACCGATACCGATACCTGCGTCTAACCGGCGTAGTCGGAGAACAGACGTTTGCACATCAGAGACATCTGAACCAAACGTTCTACACGTCCCGGGAGTGGCGCGATCTACGTAACCATATCATTGCCAGAGATTTCGGAAGAGACCTCGCGTGCGAAGGTTACGAAATTTTTGATGCGGTGTACATACATCACATCAATCCAATCACCCCCGCCGACGTCCTACACCGAAGTGTCTCGCTACTGGATCCGGAGAATCTCATTACGGTGTCTCTCGACACCCACAATGCGATTCACTACGGAACGCTGGAGACCTCCCGGTTCGTCGGTCATGTCCGAACGGAAGGAGACACCATTCTATGGTGAGCATACTTCAGAGTGTGAAGGACTATCTCGGTATCGAGGACGATGATACGTCGTTTGATGACGCCATCGCCAGTCATATCGACGTCTCTGTATTCACCCTTGGCCAGATCTTGGACAAGACTCCCGACTACAACAAAGACGTCGATGCTTACTCGATTCCGAGTTTTGTACTCACTTATATCAAGCTTAGTGTGAAGCTCCTCTTCGATCCGTCGGCCTCTGCCACGGTTCAGGACGCACTCACTAAGGCCAAGAACGAACTCGAATGGAGGATGAGCGTTGACACCCCTATACGATGACTCCCTCGCCCATTTCGGCGTTAAAGGTATGCGTTGGGGCGTTCGAAGGGATCCAGGTCGAGGAGTCGTGGTTCGGAACAACCCATACCAGAGTCGAAAACAAGAGGCTCGGAGCATGTCCAACCAGGAACTACAGAACCGGATCGCTCGAGCCAATCTGGAGAAACAGTATTTGGCTCTCGCACCCCAGTCGGCATCTAAGCGGATCGCTAGCAAGTTCAAGACGAGCTTCGAGGATCAGCTTGTGAAGAAGGGTGCTGCTATCGCAGTTAATAGCGCCTTTCTGGGAGCCGATTTCGCATTCAACAAGCTTAAGGACCCGTCGTCTGTGGCTTTTACCAAGAAGGGAGAATCGATCTACAATGTATGGTCCCAAATCCGACCTAAGTGATTCGCTCGCCCACTTCGGCATTAAGGGTATGCGTTGGGGCGTGCGTAAGGATCCGGTCCGAGAGGCAGCTCGAAAGGCCGGCTACGAAGCGGCCAAGGAACGTCACAAGGCCGTCGATCCTCAACGACTCACTTCGCATAAGAAGCGAATTCGTAAGATCAACGAATCCAACGAGACGCTCAATTACTACAAGAACCATCAGAACCACGAGGACTTCCTGAAGGGATACCGTGACTACGCGGTGAAGGCGGTTCACGTGTACACGGGCACCGGCATTCGAATGCCGAAGAACGAACCGCGAACTCGCGAATACGCACAGCAGTTCCTGGACCAGGCGGTCAACGCATACGAACGTCAGTTCCAGACGGCAGTTGGAAACCTCCAGTAACAATGCTGTCCAACACAGAAACTCCGAAATACTACGCGGAGTTCCGTGACGCAGTAATCCGAGGAGACATTCCTGTCTGTCAGGAAGTCTCTAAGGAGATGAATAGGATAGATCAGCTGATCGAGAATCCTCGGTACTATTACGATAGCACAGCCATTGATGGATTCATCGCCTACTGCGAAGCGGAACTAACCCTGACCGATGGTTCCCCGGTTAAGATGCTCCCATCTTTCAAGCTGTGGGCGGAGTCGCTTCTGTCATGGTTCTACTTCGAAGAACTTTCAGTATACGAGCCTTACGAAGACGGGCATGGCGGACGCTATGTCACGAAACGTATCAAGAAGCGGCTTGTCAATAAGCAGTATCTGATCGTGGCTCGAGGTGCGGCTAAGTCGATGTACGCTGCGTTCCTGCACGCGTACTTTCTCAACATAGACTCGTCCTCGACCCACCAGATTGCAACAGCCCCAACAATGGCCCAGGCTGAAGAGACATTGTCTCCGATCCGAACAGCTGTCGCGAGAACACCGGGGCCTCTGTTCAAATTCCTCACGGTAGGTTCTCTGCAAAACACCACTGGTAACCGGGCAATGCGTCAGCAGCTTGCGTCCACCAAGAAGGGTGTTGAGAACTTTCTGAATGGATCTCTCATCGAGGTCCGTCCTATGAGGATCGACAAGCTTCAGGGCCTAAGAACAAAGATCAACACCGTCGACGAATGGCTTTCCGGCGACGTTCGAGAGGATGTCGTTGGTGCTCTAGAGCAGGGCGCGTCCAAGATCGATGACTGGTTGATCGTTGCTATCTCCTCCGAGGGTACCGTTCGTAACTCGGTTGGCGACAGCATCAAAATGGAACTTGCAAAGATCCTAAAGGGCGAGTACTACGACCCTCACACGTCTATCTGGCATTACCGTTTGGATGATGTGAGTGAAGTAGGTAATCCTGACATGTGGATGAAGGCTCAGCCAAACATCGGCAGGACTGTATCGTACGAGACATATCAGCGCGATGTGAATCGTGCCGAGAATGTCCCGGAAGCTAGGAACGACATCCTCGCTAAGCGATTTGGCATCCCGATGGAAGGCTACACATACTTCTTCACCTATCAGGAGACACTTCCTCATCGCCAACGAGAGTTCTGGGGAATGCCGTGTGCTATGGGTCTCGACCTTTCACAGGGTGATGACTTCTGCGCATTCACATTCCTCTTCCCTCTAACGTCTGATAGCTTCGGTGTCAAGACTAGATGCTACATCTCGTCGAGAACCCACCTAAAACTGCCTGGCGCAGCTAGAGAGAAGTACGAACACTTCATTCGCGAAGGATCTCTTCGAGTCCTTGATGGCACAATCCTGGACATGATGGAAGTCTATGACGACGTCGTTTCGTTCATCGAGGAGAACGAGTACGATGTTCGGGCTGTAGGCTTCGACCCGTACAACGCTAAAGACTTCATCATGCGATGGGGTACTGAACACGGCGAGTATGGCATCGTTAAGGTAATCCAGGGCGCCAAAACCGAGTCGGTTCCTCTTGGCGAGCTGAAAGCCCTCGCTCAAGATAGGCATCTACATTTCGATCAAGAACTCATGTCCTACGCCATGGGTAATTCCATCGTCATGTCGGATACAAACGGCAACCGTAAGCTGTATAAGAAGCGTGCCGATCAGAAGATCGATGCGGTCGCGGCTATGATGGACGCTCTCGTGGCGTACAAACAGAATCGCGACGAATTCGAATAGAAAGGAGGTGACATGGGTCGTCTCGCACATGCATGGAACGCCTTCCTGAATCCCGAGATCAAGGAATCCCCATTTAGTGTAGAGCTAAAGTCTAGCACTCCGATGGACCGCTCTCCGCTTCGGTATATTCCTCAGTCGAACATCATCGACACGATTTTCAACCAGATTTCGGTTGATGTGTCTAAGATCGGTATTCGACATGTCCGATGCAGCACCGATAAGACGTATATCGAAGACCTTCAAACAGGTCTTAACGACTGTCTTACGGTAGCACCGAATGTGGATCAGACTCCTCGGTCATTCATCCAAGATCTATGCCTTACGATCCTCGAAGAAGGTGTGGCTGCGGTAGTTCCCACGGATTACTCGAAGTCTCCGGTTGGGAACAACTCTTACGATGTGTATAATCTAAGAGTGGGTAGGATCACCCAGTTCAAGACGTCCTCGCTCATTGTAGATGTCTATAACGAGCGTACTGGACGACGAGAACAGGTCGAACTCCCAAAGCGTATCGTGGCCGTCGTTCAGAATCCACTTGCATCGATCACCTCCAGTCGAGGATCCCTAGCTTCCAGACTAAGCTCTAAGCTTAGGATTCTGGACAGCATCGACAACGCCGCTGCTGGTAAGAAGCTGGATCTTATTGTCCAGCTTCCTTACACCGTTCGAACTGAACGACGCAAGGAAGAGGCTGAAAAGCGGATGAGGGATGTCGAACGACAGCTGTCCAATGGACAGTTCGGCATCGCATATATGGATGCTGCCGAGAAGTTCACGCAGCTGAACCGTCCGGCAGAGAACAACCTGCTTGAACAGATCAAGTATCTGACTCAGCAGTTGTACAACACCCTCGGAATGCCTGAAGCAGTGTTCAACGGTACTGCCGATGAACAGACCATGCTTAATTACTACAACCGCACGATTGAACCGATCGTTGCGGAGATCACGTTGAGCATGGCAAAGACGTTCATCACCAAGACGGCAAGGACCCAGGGTCAAACGGTGGACTACTTCCGTGACCCATTCCAGAATGTGTCGATCGCCAAGGTATCGGAGATCGCACAGGCCATGGTCACCACTCAGATCATGACCCCCAACGAGGTACGATCTTATCTGGGTCTGCCTCGAAGCGAAGAGCCAGTCGGCGACTCGCTAAGCAACCCGAACATCAACCCTATGGGTGATGCTTCTATGGCACCGCCCGAAGAACCAACCGAAGAGGAAGAAAATGACGGATTCGACGTTTGATTTCTCCGGGTGGGCGACCAAGAACGATATTCGGTGCAGTGACGGGCGAACTATTCGCCACAACGCATTCGCAGACAATGATGGGGACGTTGTCCCTCTCGTCTGGCAGCACGGTCACAACGACACCAACAACGTTCTCGGCCACGTCCGACTGGAAAACCGAGCCGAGGGCGTTTACGCTTACGGCTACTTCAACGACACCCCCGCTGCTAACAACGCACGGGAACTGCTCAAGCATGGCGATGTCGACTCGATGTCGATCTACGCCAACAACCTCACCCAGAGCGGTGGGGATGTCAAGCACGGCAACATCGTTGAGGTTTCCCTGGTCCTGTCTGGCGCCAATCCCGGCGCAAAGATCGAAAACATTGCCCTCGCTCACGGCGACGGTACCTACGAAACTACTGACGAGGCATACATCATGACCGGTGAACATCTCGCACACGCTGAGACCCCCGAAAAGCCTGCTGAGAAGCCGGCCGAAAAGACCGAGGGAACTTCCGAAGGTAAGACGATTAAGGACATCGTCGACTCCATGAACAACGATCAGAAGGAAGTTCTCTATTTCCTCATCGCCAAGGCCGCTGAGGGAGAAATGAAGCCCGAGAATTCGGAGCCCAACAAGGAAGGAGCCCCCGTGGCACACAGCAACATCTTCGAGAACGATGGTACGCCCAACGAGGGCGATACCCTCTACCACTCCACTATCGACAACGCCTTCAAGGACGCCGTCCGCACCAAGGCCAACTCCATGCGCGACGTCTTCATGTCGATCGCGGAGTCCAACGGCCTTTCGCACGCCGACATCGCTCATGCCGAGAAGACCTACGGTATTTCCAACATCGACCTTCTGTTCCCCGACGCCAAGAACCTCGACGTCCCGCCGGCCTTCATCGACCGCGACCAGTCTTGGGTCAAGCCCGTACTGAACGGTACGCACCACACGCCCTTCACCCGCATCAAGTCGATGCAGGCGGACATCACGGCGGATGAGGCCCGAGCCAAGGGTTACATCACCGGTTCGCGCAAGAAGGAAGAGGTCTTCAAGCTTCTGAAGCGCACCACCGGCCCGACGACGATCTACAAGAAGCAGAAGTTCGATCGCGATGACCTGCTCGACATCACGGACTTCGACGTCATCGCCTGGGTCAAGCAGGAGATGCGCATGAAGCTGGATGAGGAACTCGCTCGTGCCATCCTGATCGGCGATGGTCGCTCCAACTCCGATCCCGACAAGATCAACGAGGAGAACATTCGTCCCATCCTCAAGGAGGACGACCTCTACTGCATCAAGAAGGACCTCGGAACCAAGACCACCGCAGATATCATCGACGAGCTCATCCGTGCTCAGGACGACCTGGAGGGTACCGGTACCCCCACGCTGTTCTGCGCCAAGTCTTTCGTGACCGACATGCTGCTCCTCAAGGACACCACTGGTCACTACCTGTACCCGACCAAGCAGGCGCTCGCGGATCGTCTTGGCGTTACCGCCATTGTCGACGTTCCTCAGATGAAGGGTCTGAAGACCGGCGCAGCGAACGACAAGGACGTTCTGGCCATCATCGTCAACCTGTCTGATTACAATGTCGGCACGGACAAGGGTGGCGAGGTCACCATGTTCGATGACTTCGACATTGATTTCAACCAGCAGAAGTATCTGCTGGAGACGCGTGTCTCGGGCGCACTCACGAAGGTCAAGTCGGCCATGGTCGTCACCGGTACGGCAGCTCCGTCGGCCCACCTCTGATGAAGTTCTCCGGGCAAGTCGGCATCGCTACGGAATGGGAGATGTCACCCGGAGTCTTCACAGAGTCCATCGAGCCCCGGAGCTGTCGTGGAGATCTCATTCGTCTTACCCGACGTATGAATTCATCTCCCGTGGTTCCGGGGCTCTCCATGGGTAACACGTTCTCATTCATCGCGGACCCATACACACTTGACAACTTCCTCAACATTCGTTACATCCGTTGGCGAAACGTCAATTGGGCCGCCACCTCGGTTGAGCTTCAACCTCCTAGGATTCTAGTCACTGTTGGGGGTCCCTACAATGCGTAGCGACTTTCACAATAGACTCGAAAAACTAGGCTGCCGAGCCTATTTCCAACCTCCGTCGAATGTCTCAATGGGATACCCGTGTATCGTATATGAGCTCGACCGGATTGTGAAGAAACGCGCCAATAATGGCGTATATCTTAAGACTCGGCGCTACCAGGTGAAGCTCATCACCAAGAACCCAGATGATCCGATGGTCGATGCACTCGCGTCGATGGTCCACTCTGAGTTCGAACGACATTACACTACAGATACGTTGAACCACTTCGTGTTCAACATCTACGACGTTAAGGAGTGACCATGACGGCACTTATCTGGGACAAGACCGGCGAGCACGTCTACGAGACTGGCGTGAACAACGGCGTCCTGTACAAGTACGACAAGACGACCAAGAACTACAAGAACGGCGTGGCCTGGAACGGTCTGACCACCGTGACGATGTCGCCGGAGGGTGCTGAGTCGAACGCGGTCTACGCGGACAACATCAAGTACCTCGACCTCATCAGCGCTGAGGAGATGAAGTTCACCATCGAAGCGGTGACGTACCCGGACGAGTTCGCCGAGTGCGACGGTACCGCGTCTATCGCCGAAGGTGTCTTCATCGGCCAGCAGGAGCGCGCAAAGTTCGCCTTCTCCTACAAGACCAAGGTCGGCAACGACCAGGATTCTGAGGCCGGCTACAAGCTGCACATCGTCTACAACGCAACGGCTGCTCCTTCCGAGCGTGCTTACGCGACGGTGTCCGACTCTCCCGAGGCCATCACGTTCTCTTGGGAGTGCAGCACGACCCCCGTCCCGGTCAAGGGCCACAAGCCCACCGCGGAGCTCATCATCGACTCCACCAAGGTCAACTCTGAGAAGCTCAAGAAGATCGAGGCCAAGCTCTATGGTGATGAGTCCGGGCAGCCCACACTGCTCACCCCGGATGAGGTCCTCGCGCTGCTCGCGTGAGTAACCTCGTTCTAGTGCTCGACTTCCCCGAGCACGACCTGTTCGACCGAGAGACGGAGGAGTTCACGACTCTCCCGGCTGCCCAGCTAACACTTATGCACAACCTCCTATCGGTTGTACGCTGGGAATCAAAATGGAAGAGATCCTTCGTTGATCGTCCTCCGTCCTCGGTTGAAGAGGTGTTGGATTACGTGAACTGCATGGCCGAGGGTCAACAAGACGTTCCCGCCATGTTGGATCGGCTTACTCGTCCGCAGGTAGAGTCAATTAAGGCGTATATCTCGGACCCGATGACTGCCTCGACCATGCTTTCACGTCCAGGTCAGGCTAAGTCTTCTGAAAAGATGACTTCAGACCTGATCTACTACTATATGGTGGCATTCCAGATCCCGTTTGAGGCTGAGGAGTGGCACCTGAACCGTTTGCTTATGCTGATCCGAATCTGTAACGCAAAGCAGAGTGCGGGTCAGAAGACAAACGCTAAGAGCGCTGCCTCGCAGCGTGCCGCACTGAATAGAGCCCGACGAGCTCGGGCAGGAAGTAGTGGATAATGGGTAAGAATGATCCCCAGATTCCCGCCGACGCACAGATTGCGCCCGGCCCGGATCCTCATGAGGACCACGATCGTGAGATCTTCGAAGGGAAGGTATCCTGATGTCGAAGATCGACGAGGTCCTCAATCACGCCGCCTACCGAATCGGCTACTACGCCCCCGACGACCCGGAACCGGGCTCGGAGGCAGGTCGCTACTGCGCCAATAAGATGGGTCAGCCCTGGCTTGCCGGACCTTCCACATCCATCTATTGGTGCATGTGCTTCGTCTCGATGGTCTTCGATATGGCTGGTATGGTCGGTGCTATTGGAGGTTTCTCCTACAACACCGACGTTACCAAGGGCCGTATGCGCAAGGTCTCCATCGAAGACGCTCAGCGCGGCGACATCGTCCTATACGATTGGGACGAAGATGGCGTTACCGACCATGTCGGTATCGTCGAAGCAAACCTCGGTGGTGGATGGCTGCAGACCATCGAGGGTAACACCTCCTCGTCCAACGCAGGTTCTCAGTCTGCCGGTAACGGTGTCTGGCGTCGTCAGCGCTACTACGGCATTGACTGTGTCCTTCGCCCTGATTGGGGCGCCGAGGGCGGCACCGAGGAAGACACTCCCGCCAGTGACGCAAATGCGATGACTGACGGTTACTGGGGTCGTGCGGTTACGTACGCGCTCCAGGCATCCCTCGGAACTCCTGCCGACGGCATCGTCTCCGATCAGGACATCGACAACGAGGACTACTTCCCCGCCGCGGGAACCGGCTGGGAGTGGGTCCACGAGCCTGAGAGTGGCTCCGCAGTCATCGAAGCTCTCCAGGAGAAGCTGAAGTGTGAGGTTGATGGCATCGCAGGCGTCGAGACCGTCACCGCTCTGCAGTGGCACCTCCGTGGCCTGGGCTACGATCTCACGTGCGATGGCTACTTCGGCCTTCGCACTGGCATTGCTCTCCAGGATGCCCTCAAGGCGGGCACTCTCTGGGGCTGATGTCAAAATGGCATCATTTGTGGTCAGGGGCAGCTACTCCAAAACGGAACGGTGGTTGAACAAACTAGCCAAAGGCGATCTAGTGAGTAATCTCAACTCACTAGGCCGTCAAGGAGTAGCTGCCCTGGCCGCAGCCACCCCCGTCGATAGCGGTTTGGCCGCTCAGTCATGGGATTACCGGATCACTAAGGGCTCGGGATACCTTGAAATCGAGTGGTATAACACCGACGTCGAAAACGGATACTCTGTAGCAGTCGGTATTCAGTACGGTCATGGTACTGGCACTGGAGGTTATATTCAGGGTACCGACTACATCAATCCGGCTATGCGGCCGGTCTTCAAAGAGATTGAACAAGCCATTGAAAGGGCGGTGAAGTAATGTCGACCTCAATCGAGGACAAGATCGTAAGCCTTAAGTTCGACAACGTCCAGTTCTCGAAGGGCGTCGGCGAATCACAGAAGTCCCTGGAACAGCTGAATAAGGCTCTTCAGATGAAGGGCGGGACCAAGGGTCTCGACGACATCGAGTCTCGAGCTTCCCGGTTCAACCTTTCCGCGCTTGCAGAGGCCCCTCAGGCGGTCGCTGAGAAGTTCAGCTTCCTGGCTACGACTGCTGCGGTCGCCCTTGGCAACATCGCAGCTAAGGCTATCTCTACCGGAGCAACACTCCTTAACTCGTTTACGATGCAGCCCATCATGGATGGCTTCGGCGAGTACGAAACTAAGATGGGCTCTATTCAGACCATCTTGGCGAACACAGCCTCCAAGGGTACGACCCTTGATCAGGTTACCAGTGCTCTCGATACGCTGAACACTTACGCGGACAAGACCATCTACAACTTTGCGGAGATGACTCACAACATTGGTCTCTTCACGAACGCGGGTCTTGGCGTTGAGGAATCTGCGTCGATGATTAAGGGCTTCTCGAACGCTGCAGCAGCTTCGGGTACCACCTCTTCGGCGGCAGCTAATGCTGCTTACCAGCTTTCTCAGGCTCTTTCGGCAGGTACCATTAAGCTCATGGACTGGCGTTCTCTAACGAACGCGGGCATGGGTAACAAGAACATGCAGGAAGGTCTAATCCAGATCGCAGATGCGATGGGAACCCTTTCTTCTAGTGGAACTTCGGCTGAAAAGGTTCAGGAGAACTTTAACGACAGCCTCTCTAAGGGCTGGTTGACCGCTGATGTCATGTCGAAGTACCTTCAGATCATGGCTGGTGATATTGACGCCGCTGCCATGGCTGAGATGGGCCTTACGGACGCACAGATCGAGCAGTTCCAGATCCAGCAGAAGAACGCCGAGGAAGCGGCTACGAAGGTGCGAACCTTTACGCAGCTTATCGGCACGATTCAGGAAACGATCGGTTCGGGCTGGTCGAAGACGTTCGAGATCCTCCTCGGCAACTTCGACGAGGCATCGGAGCTCTTCACCAACATCAACAACGTGATCAGTCCGATGATCGACGGAATGTCTGATGCTCGAAACGCTCTTCTTCAGGGATGGGCGGATCTCGGGGGTCGTAAAGACATCATCGATGGTCTCGCTTCCGCGTTTAACAGTGTGTCGAGTATTATCGGCACGATCGGTAAGGCGTTCAAGGAGATCTTCCCGCCAATCGCTGCCGAAAACCTCAAGACGATCTCTGAAGGCTTTAAGAACTTCATGAAGGCTCTCGAGCCTAGTGAAGAAAGCTTGAGGCGACTCGGGATCGTTGCTAAGACGGTCTTCGCATTCCTGAAGGTGTTTGTCGACACGGTCTCCGCAGGATTCCGAGTCATGAGTGCCGGGGTTAGTCGAGCCATGCAAACGGTTCGGAAGGCGCTCGACATGCTGCCCATCGGTAGCGTCATCGATAGTCTCGATGGTGTCGGAGAGAAGCTTGCTAGCTGGACAGGCATTGCGGACCTTGCAGCGAAGTCGATCGAACAGATCAACAAGTTCTTCGACTTCCTGGACCAGCAACTGGAGCACCTTAAGCCGACGATCACTGAAGCCGTGAAGGAATTCATGGATTTCTTCAAGACGTGGGCTGCCGGACTTTCTGGCGCTGACGGTGGAGAAGGGTTCGCGTCAAAATGGCAGGAATCCATCACGAAGGTCAAGAACGCGCTGGCGTCTGCCAAGGAAGCAATCACGAATTTCTTCAAGGCGCACTTCAACCAGGAGGCTTTCAACGGTATTTGGGACCGAATGAAGGAAACGGTCACTAAATTCGTTGAATGGCTTAAGGGGCTTTCGATCAGCGATATCTTGAAGAAGGGTCTCGCTGCTGGAGGCATCGGCGCTCTTGCGGTCGGATTCAATAAGGGTCTCACCGCCATCATGAACGTCGCCAACACCTTCACACGAGTTGGTAATGGCTTCGCGGGTCTGTTGGATGCGGTCCGAGATTCGATCAAGGCCTATGAGTCTGAGATCAAATCTAAGGCCCTTATCAACGTGGCAAAGTCCATCGCGATTCTAGCGGGTTCGATCTTCCTTCTGTCGCTCATACCGCTGAAGGATGTGGCCGTATCCACCACCGCAGTGGGTGTGGCTCTTGCGGCGCTCGTTGGCGGTCTTGCCGCCATGGACAAGTACACCAAGGATCCAAAGAAGATCGCCGCCATGTCGGTGACGCTTGTGGCTCTTTCGGTTGCTGTCTTGATCCTATCGGTTGCGGCGGTGAACCTCGCCAAGGTTCCGATTCCTGAGATGGTAGCATCTGTTACGGCTGTTACTGCTTTGGTTATTGCGTTGGCTGGCATGACCAAGGTTCTTTCAACCGCCAGCGGAGGCCTTACCAAGAAGGTCCTTATTCTTCTAGCAATGGCGATCGCGGTTTACATCCTGGCTAAGGCTGTTACCAAGATTGCGAGCATCCCAATCCAACAGATGGCAGTAGCGGGAGCTGTTATTGTCGGTCTCACAGTGGCCATCGGCCTCATGGGACGGATCATGGGCGAGGTAAAGACCAAGGCCAGTGCACTACTAGCAATGGTAGGTGTTGCCGCTGCAGTCTATATTCTCGCCAAGGCCGTTGCTAAACTTGGAGCACTTGATCAGAAGCAGCTCGAACAAGGTATTCTTGCTACGCTAGTTGTTCTGTTTGCGCTCGGCGTATTCATGATGCTCGCGAAGTTCTCGTCACCTAGCATTAGCGATATCGCTATGTTTATTGCTGTGGCAATCGCTGTCGCAGGCCTTGGCTATGTGATTTCCAAGCTAGCCTCGCTTGATGAGGATAAGCTCGCAGCTGGCACGGCTACGGTCCTGCTCATCATTCTTGCTATGGGCGCACTGATGAAGGTTTCCCAGAAAGAAGACGGTATTAAATCGGCGTTCAAGGCGGGCGCATTCATCGCACTTGCGAAGGCCCTAAATACCGTTGCGAATAGCATCATCGCTCTGGGGACCATCGATCAGGGAGCCCTGATTCAAGGTGGTATCGCGGTAACGTTGATCATGATTGCAATGGGCGCCATGGTAGTCGGAATGAGCCAACTAACCAATGCAAAAGAATTGGTTGAAATTGCAACGACGTTCATCAGCTTGGCCATTTCGGTGTATTTGGTTGCATTGGCGATTTCCAAACTTGCGGAACTTCCTATGGAAGGTATCGTGACCGCAGTCATAGCACTATTGGTCACGATGGGGGTGCTTGCAACCATCGCATACCTTGCGGAGGGTTCAGTGGCCGGAGCAGCGGCTATGCTTCTGCTTTCGATCGGCGTCATTGCTCTTGCAATTGGTCTGGGAATGCTAGCCGCAATCGGCCTGGTTGGATTGGTTGTAGGACTGGTTGCTCTGGCAATCGGTCTGGGCGTCCTGATCATAGCCGGTTACCTTGCTGAGGGCGCTGCACTGGGGCTTGCAATTCTGGCTGCGGCAATTCTTGCCATTGGTCTAGCATGTCTCCTTGCCGGCGTCGGCGTCATGGCTCTCGGTATCGGTATGGGGATGCTAGTTGCAGCCCTGATCTCTGCCGGAGCGGTGGCCTGGTCGTCAATCGGCAAAATGACAGTAGCTCTACTAGCATTTGCTGTTGCGGGCCTTCTGGCTGCACCGGCAGCGCTTGCTTTGGGAGCCGGTCTACTCATGATGGGCGCAGGCCTACTCATGGGCGGTATCGGTATGCGTATCATGACTGGCGCTATCAAGCCGTTCATCCAGGCGATCAACCAGGCTGACCAGATCGGTGTGGTTGCCACCACCAAGTTGGCGGCAGCGATCACAGCTATCGGTGGGGCTGCTACATTGGCCGCCCCTGGCATGATGATGTTCGGCGTGGGCATTGCTCTGGCAGGCGTTGGCCTGCTGGCGTTTGCCATCGGTGGTTTGGCTGCTGCGGCGGTTGCGCCTCTTCTCGGTAAGGGGTTCTCATCCGGTATCGATCAGCTGAATGCTGCACTGACAAGGATGCAACCCGTAGTCACAAGCTTTGCCACTTCGGCGACAACGCTTATGACCTCGGCAACCACTCTTGGGTCCACGGTGTCGAGTGCGTTCATGGGAATCTCACTAGCGATAGCTTCGTGCATTCCGATGATTCTCATGTCCACAGTGATGTTCCGGTCGCTGGGTTCGGAGACGGTTACCAACATTGTGGCGGGTCTGCAGGCGGCAACGCCTCAGATCACTGTCGCAATGACGACATTTGTCATGACTATGTTCATGACATTTGTCAGCCGCATGGCCCTAGGTCAGCCGTTGGTCTATGCGGGTATGATGGCCCTCGCCAACCATATTTCGCTAGCCATTACGCGAATCAGCAGTATGGTTCGCATGTCGATCAATATGTTGGTCATGGACATGATGAGTGCCCTTTCTTCAGGCCTCTCAAACCTGAGTAATTCCGTATACTCGTCTGCAATGCAGACTGGGTACTGGATGGCCGAGGGCCTCCGCATCGGTTTCACAAACCAGCGAGCGGCTCTTGTTGAGATGGCCCGATCGACCGCAGCAGCAATGCTAGCGGCCGCAAATGCGGAACTCAAAGTCAACTCTCCTTCCAAGAAGTTCAAGGAAACTGGTCACTGGGCTGCCAAGGGCCTGGAGATCGGTTGGACTGATACCGCGGTTAACGCCGTGGACGCGGTCACTCGAACGGCCGAAGAATTTGACGAAGCGTTCCGTGGTATCATCGAGTCCATTGACATGGATGAGATCTCCGATGACATCAACCCGGTCATCACTCCCGTCCTGGACCTCTCTGAGGCCAAGGCAGGGGCCGACGACCTGCGCTCGATGTTTGGTAACGAGTCCTTCCGTGGCGTTCAGAACGCTGCGTCGGGAATCAGCGCCCAATCTTCGAGTGAAGGTGGTCAAAATGGCAGTCAGAAGACTGTCGTGTTCAACCAGTACAACAACTCGCCGAAGGCTTTGAACGAGGTAGAGATCTACCGCCAGACAAAGTCTTCAATCTCTAGGATTGCAAGAGTATGATCTACACCATTGTCGCTACGAACGACAAAGGTGACTCGGTTGAGCTGGACCTGGCCAATCCCTGGGCCGGAGGCATCGCAGTAGTTGGTGCTTCCGGCTTGGGGCCGGCCGACGGTACAATCAACACAGTCAACTTTGCCACGTCAGACGGAGCCCTCTTCAATTCGTCGAGGATCAAGTCTCGAGACATCGAGCTGAATCTCAAGTTCCTAGGCTCCGACATCGAAGCTGTGCGACATCGTCTGCTTCGCTACTTCCGTGTCAAGCATCCAATTACGCTTGACTTCATTACAGACTATCGACATACCTACATCACAGGTCATGTCGAGAAGAACGAGATCGACATCTTCTCCAACAGTGAAGGTGCCGACATTACAATCGTGTGTCCGAATCCGTTCTTCAAACTTCGTGACCCTGCTAAGGGTAAGAACTCAGTTCGGTTCACTACATCGACCCCGTCATTCGAATTCGAATTCCAAGACCCGAACTCCGAATCACCAACTCTCGTATTTGGTGAGATGACTGCTACGGGGGAGACTGTGGTCGTCTATGAGGGGGACGCGGACGCTTCCACCATCGTGGATATTCAGTTCCTCGGTCCTGCGTCCGGTGTTAAGCTCTATAACACCACCACTCAGACCCGAATCAACATCGACACTAACGAGATCTCTCGTCTTCTCGGATCTACCATCCGAGCGGGTGACCGTTTGAGCATTTCTTCAGGTGTCGGTGACAAGTACGTTAAGGCGTATCGAGACGGTAAGGTGTATAACGCACTGAGTGCCCTTGACAAGGACTCCGATTGGATTTTTCTCACTCCAGGGGATAATCTGATCACCGTTCGAGCTGACACAGGAATCGACAACGTTTCAGCCATCATCTCGTTCGAAAACCTCTACGAAAGTATCTGATATGGAATTCCGTGTTCTAGACGAAAACTTCAATCAGGTACATATTCTGGATGTCTTCAAGAGCGCGATCTGGACTGATCGATTCTACGAGGCTGGAGACTTCACCATCAAGCTTCCGCTCACTGGAAGCAACCACTTCGAGATCCATATCGGTCGATACGTGTGGAACTCTATGTCGAACCGGATCATGATGATCGAAAAGATCGTTATCGAGTCTTCGGCAGATGATGGTTCGATCATGACCATTTCTGGGCGTAGTCTCGAATACCTCATGGCTCGTCGAATCATCTGGGGGATGCGCAGGTACCGTACAAGCCTGCATGAGGCCGTTCGTCTCATGATTGTGGAGAACATGATCAGCCCATCGGACCCAAATCGAGCTATGGATTGGCTTGTATGGGAAGACAACAACGTCGGTAAGATGGCTCAAACCTGGGTCGACGTTCAACACACGGGTGACAACCTGTATACGGCGGTCACAGAGCTCATATCTAAGCATCATGTGGGTATTGCGTTCCTGTACGATGGTCCTGGACGAATCAGGGTTCGACTGGAGGAGGGTGTCGACCGCTCTTACAACCAGAACGCCAACCCGTTCGTGGTCTTCTCGCCGAAGTTCGACAATCTCATCTCAGGACGCTACGCCTCCGACATTACCACTCTGAAAACGGTGGCTCTCGTAGGTGGTCCTGGTGAGGGAGCGGATCGTAAGTACGAAACCGTATCTAGTGGAGCTACTTCGGGATGGAATCGACGCGAAGTCTTCATCAATGCATCGTCTGTACGCGACAAGGATGAGGACAATAACACGATTCCCGAAGCCACTGTTCGTGCAAACCTTCGTGAAGAGGGCACTTCGAAGCTTAACAAGTCCGAGAACCAACATCTCATTGAGTTCGACGGCGAAACGTCCGAGCATACGATGTATGTCTACGGTAAGGACTACGGCATCGGAGATCTCGTGCAGATTCAGGACGCGAACGGCTTCAACGTACCCACTCGCCTTATTGAGTTTATCCAATCACAGGATGACTCAGAGGTCAAGTTCTATCCAACATTCAAGCAAGACAGTACAAAGTCTTAGGAGTCAAAATGGCAGTAACTTCAGGCTTTTTTAACTCCATCAACGGCGACCGGAAGTACAGCGCAGAACAGTTTGGCGCAATCTTCGACGGCGTTATCGTGGATGGAGTCTTCGCCTCTGTCGGAGAAAAGTTCAAGGTCGTTCCCGCCGGTGGAAACACTGTCGAGATTGGCTCGGGTAGGGCTTGGTTCCGACATGTGTGGATTTGGAACGACGCGCCGATCCGTTTGGACCTTGCGTCGGCCGACGTCCTCACAAACCGCATCGACACAATTGTCATCGAGGTGGATACCCGCACTCAGAACCGACGGGCGTCCATCAAGGTCGTCGAAGGTGACCGAGCGAGCACACCTCGTCGAAAGACGATGCTTCGAGATGCTGGTGTTTACCAGTATCCGATCGCAGACATCTTCCGTAACTCCGGTTCCCAGAAGATCGAGACCCGAAACATCACCTACCTTATCGGCACGGGTGATACGCCATGGGTGACTGGTCCGCTTAAGACGATCGACGCCACAGATATCTTCGCTCGCTGGGATCGTACCATGAACGAGCAGAAGGCTGAGGCTCAGGCTGCGTATAACGAAGCCACTACGGCTATGCGCAACGAGGCCTACGCCCTTCTCAACGATATTCAGGGCATGATCGGTGGTGACGCCGTCAGCGCTATGGCTGCTCAGATTATCGAGCTGAAGCAGCGGCTTGGCGACGACTCGAGCGGTACGATGCGTTTCGACACCATCGAGGACCATACTGGATCGTCGATCCTGGACAGTAATTCCCAGCCGATTCTCGGCAAGATCGTATATAGGAGGGCGTAATGTCTCGAGTTCGAGACCTGCCTAAGGCAACTGCCGTATCTGCGGGAGACTATCTTCTGATTGATGGACCTTCCGGTACCCGTGCAATTCAGGCAAACAAGATCGGTGGCACTCCAAACGCAGCTGTCGGTCGACAGTTCGCATGGACGGATCTTATTCGTCCCGGTGGCCTTACCCAGCATAACACAGTGGTCCGAATGGAGAACAAGGGTACGTTCGACACCCGTGCGGTTCAGATACTCAACAACCACACATATTCTGACCTGTTCCTGGGCGATTATTGGGATCTGCCTGGCGCGGGGAAGATCGTTGTTGGCGGGTTCGGAATTGCTCCGGGGGTTTCTTCGGATCACGTTGTGCTCGTGGTTATCCCATACTCGAACCTCGCGGCTACGTCTCAGAACCCAGCCAACGAGGCCATTCGAGTGGGTCAGCGGATCACGAATGACCCCAATCTCAGGGGTCTGCGTACGAAGCAGTCCACCATTCGCCGACCTAACGGCGTGGTGTGCACAAACGCTCCGTTCTTCCCACTGACTCTCGCAGAGATCGGATATCCGAGTCCGCTCGAGGAGAATGTCTCGTATATTCCTCTCCCTGGGGTTGCGTGTCACACACCGTCGAGCATCACCACCGCTTCGGTCATCGACTCGAAGCTGGTTTCCATCGGGGCTGACCGAGTCCTGAACACCACAACTCTTCAGCCGGTGATTACTGGCATTATCGTAGGATGATATCATGGCAAAGTTTGACGCATATCCTAAGGCAGACACCGTTCTGCCTGATGACCTTCTGATCACGGATGGTACTCGCGGAACCAAGACCGTTAAGGCCGGAGAGGCTGTCTACAAGTTCTTCGAGTCGGTTCCCCAGATGCATAAGACCATCTGGCGAGGTAAGAACCTCGGTAGTCGATACACTGCTGAGCAGCAGGCTGCCGTAGCTAACAGTACCCTGACTGATATCTGGCTTGGTGACTACTGGGAGAAGGACGGTATCAAGTGGACGATCGTCGACTTCGAGGCCGCTAACCAGACCATGCAGGACCTTCCGTCCACCTACCTGACCATCATGCCGGACCGTAGTATCGGCCAGGCGGAGATGCTCACGAGCGACTCTAACGTCGCTATGCAGAACACACATATTTACACGCACCTGGACGGGTGGCAGCTGTACAAGTTTGAGGCGGTCTTCGGCTCGTCGCATATTCTCGAACACATCGTCTCGTTCGAGGGCGCTTGGGAGAACGGTAGCTGGGAGGCTATGCGTATCGGTGGTCCTACCGGTTACACGCGTCTCAAGAAGAAGATCGTCCTACCTACGGAGATCGACTGGTTCGGAACTCGCATCGTCAGTACTCTGGCGAACGAGCAGTGGTCTACTCAGACGACGTCTACCAAACAGTTCGCTGCGTTCCGCTACGGCTGGACACCTCAGCTTCCCGACAATGTGGGTATCTGGCTCCACGCCCGAGCGTCCAAGAACTACTTCGGCTGCGTTCGCAAGAACGAAGGCATGATCATGTCGACCTACAGCGTGCAGCACGGGGTGTGTCCGTACGTCTTCGTGCGGTAATGTAGTTCGCGAAAGGAGCTATATTTATGGATCCATGGCTGCAAGTCTTGATCTCCGTCGCCGTAGCTCTCATTTCTTCAAATGGACTCTGGGTCTACTTCAGCAAGAAGTCAGACAAGAACGACGCCACCACTAAGCTGATGCTGGGCCTTGCTCATAACCAGATTATTGAGCAGGGTATGCAGTATCTCGACCGTGGATACGTCACCAAGGACGAGTATGAGGACTTCATCAAGTACCTATATTCGCCCTATGCAGTCTTCGGGGGCAATGGTCTCGCGGAGAAGATTTTCAAGGAGGTCACGAACCTCCCCATTCGTCGAAAGGAAGACGATGACTGACAAGGTATACAACATTCTCAAGTATTGCGCGCTGATTGCAATTCCCGCAATCGGCACGTTCTACACGACCATCGCGTCGCTGTGGGGCTGGTCCTACATCACGGAGGTCAGTGGAACGATCCTGGCGTTTGACACCCTTCTGGGCGCGTTCATCGGGATTTCCTCGGCGAGGTACCAACCGTCCCCGGACGGAGTTCTTCACGTCAATCCTAATACCAAGGAGACGTACGCTGCGCTGACTACACCTACTGAAGACGTGTTGAACAACGGGACTATGACTCTGCGAGTGCAGGAAAGTCCCGACATGTGATGCGCAAGAAAATCTAGGGGTATAATGAGATCTACAGAAAGGATATCTCATGACCGATGAAAACCTCACCCTCGACGACATCGAGCAGGACCTCATCAATCAAGTTTACAGCTTGAATGCTGACGATCCTAAGACGACCATCGCCATCGAAAACCTCAAGACGATCCACCAGATCAACGAAAAGCCCGACCCGGTTTCTCGTCGACTGGTCCCGTCTGGAGACTCGATTATCGGTGCAGTCTGTTCGATCGCAGGCATCCTGACCGTGCTTAATTATGAGCAACTGCGTCCGCTTGCGTCTAAGGCTGTCGGATTCATCACTAAGATCCGCCTCTAGACCAAAAACTTAAGGACTCCTAAAAAACAGGGGTTCTTAAGTTTTTCGCACATATTACAGGGTCTATAATGAGACATATACCAACTCTGAAAGGAACTCTCATGACCATCAAACTCTCCACCTTTGCTTGCGTCACTGTTACTACATTCTTGCTGGGTACAACTCTCGCTGCCCTATCCGCTGCTAAGACATATTCCGATATGTACAACCTGCGGGTAACCGAAAAGATTGACCCGCTGTTTGCATACCAGTACAAGCACTACTGGAAGCTCTTCTGAGACACCGTCACAGACATATCTCACTCCTATAACCCCTAACAAGGGTTATAGGTTTTCGCATGAAAAACGAGCCCTATAATGAGAAGACTTACCAACTCTGAAAGGACTCATCATGTATTTCATCGTCCCCGCAATCTTTGCTGCGCTGAACGTGCTCCTCATTGGTGTCTGTTTCTACCTGAAGAACATCACTAGCAAAAAGATCGCTCGTGAAATCGAACAGGCCAAAATGGACATCGGATCCGAGCACCGTAAGCTCGCATACGACATGGCTCGATACGAAGAATCCCTGAAGAACTAGATTCTACTCCTATAACCCCTAACAAGGGTTATAGGTTTTCGCATGAAAAACGAGTCCTATAATGAGAAGACTTACCAACTCTGAAAGGACTCATCATGTTCATTCTCTCCTCCGCGCTCTCGTTCGTACTCGGTTGTACGCTCGTGCTGCTGTGGAGGTGGTACCGCATTATCCTGACTAGCATTCGCTCTGACTTTGCTACTCGTGATTGGAAACGGCGCCGCCTCGAAGCAATCCGAGCTATCCGGAATGACGACTCCCTGACGCCCCGCGAGAAGTTCGAAAACTCTTTCCGTTACTAGCTCTCACGCCTATAACCCCTAACAAGGGTTATAGGTTTTCGCATGAATTACATGGCGTATAATGAGACATATACATACTCCGAAAGGAACCATCATGCACGCCATCGCCCTCATGCTGTTCATGCTCTGCGCTTACCTGATTTTCAAGCTCCTCATGAAGAAGGACGAACTCAAGAAGAAAGATATTGAGATTCGTTACCTTCGCGAAGAGCACAATCGGTACCGCGAAGAGCAGCTCTCCATGTACTCTACCGCGTACAAGAATTTCCTCAGTTCGTATAAGATCTGAAAGCTCTATAGCCCCTAACAAGGGCTATAAGCTTTTGGAGGTCGCACAAATTACAAGGTATATAATGAGAAGAAACCAGCCCATCTAATCCTAAGGACTACTCATGCTGACCTCTGTTGCCACCGCACTCGCCATCGCTTACACGATCAACAGTGTTGCAATCAAGCTCACCAAGGTAGCCGTTGACGTTTACGATGCCAACGCTCTCACCAACTGAAAAACCTCTTAGCCCCTAACAAGGGCTATAGGTTTTCGAGGTCGCATGATTTACACGGGCTATAATGAGAAGACTTACCAACTCTGAAAGGAACTCCCATGACCTTCAAGCCCACCACCGTTGCCCTCATCGCTCTCGGTAGTGTCATCGCCTCCAACCTTCTCACCATCGCCCTTCGAAAGGGAATGGTGAAGATGTACGGTGATGCCTACACTGAGATCGAAGATCTCTACTGGAACGGCCCCAAGGCTCACTGATCCACCAGACCAACCCAACTCACTCCTATAACCCCTAACAAGGGTTATAGGTTTTTTTCACATAGAAGGAGCAACCAATGGCCATCATCGGCAAACCCATTCATCGCTACTGTAAGGTATTCTCATTCGAGAATCTCTGCGATGTTCTCGAGACACTTCGGCCTCTCGGTTGGGCTGTCTACGGAGACGCGTTCACCAACGCGGAGCTTTCCGCTCTTGCTGACTATCTTGGATCGAGGTTTTCCAGCACGGGTGGAAGCCTTGAGATCGAAACCGAAGTTGTCGGAGACCCGTTCGGAGACCCACTACTTCAGGAATACAAGAGACGGTATAGCTTCCGACGTGGATCTCAGATCATTTCGGACACCATTCGTTCTGTAGATCCCGATTTCGAATTCCATGATCGTGAGGGGATCAAGCGAGTTCTTTCTTGGGAGTCGTGGGACGTACACGGCCCTACACATGTGGTTCTGCCACAATATCTTCTTTCGAGCACCGCCCCCGAGATGTTCGACGTGAACGTACTATTCATCAAGGAGCCGAAGAAGCTCGAGATGGTCCGGACCCAGTCACTGAAGGCGCCAATCTTCGTGTGTTACGTTGGAGGTGCTTTTGATGCAGCGTAAGGTCGAAGGACTTGAGAACCTGAACAACATCCTGACTCTTCCTATCGGAAGTAAGTTCGGGATGTTCGCGGACGACAGCATCACCCTGTTCAAGGTCGCTGGATATTTAGATCGAGTGGCTAAGGCGTCCGAAGACCCGTTCTCTGTTGCTACTGTCATCATCCCGACGTATCCTCTACTGCGCCGAGGCCATGAAGATGCAAGTAGAGATCTCGTCTATCAGGACCCACACACGGGTCTTATGCGCGTCTTGTATGAGAGCGATCTGAGAGGTCCTCTTATGGGTATTCCGTGGGATCGGAATAGGGCCGCACTCCTCCCGTCATATCTTTACCAAGCAGGCGCAGCTCCGTGTTTCCACGCTTGCTTCGTCTTCATGGATCTCCCTGTGGGATCCATGGTCACTCACCCTCCGGTCCAAAATGGTACCGAGACATTCTTCATCAGCATGATCGAACTCAACAACTCAAAACTCTGAAAGGAAACCTCAAATGATCACTCTCATCTTTCTCTTCCTCGTCATGGTCGGCCTCATCATCTTCCTCACGATCTTCGACGCCGTCACCTCCATCTTCAACGGCAAGGTCATCGCCGGAGGCGTCATTGGATACTTCCTCGCGAAGTGGCTCAACAAGCGTGAGGACAACAAGTGAGTAGCGATACTCTGATGTGGGTTGCGGTGGGGCTGTGGTGCATGGTCCCCATCGTAACCATTTTCTACCTACTGAATCGATACGACTGATGATCTCATATCAAACTGCGTTATGGCTGATATGGTCAGCCTGCATCAGCATCGCAGTGCTATTCATCTGTCTGATATTCACCGACGACTAAAAACAACAAGGAGAAGCACATGATCAACATCGATTTCAAGACCTACGGTCGTCTCGCCGGGGCGTTCATCCGTAACAACTCTCAGGTTATTCTCGCAGCATCTGCGCTCGCGGGAGTCATCAGCACGGCCATTACCTCTGGTAAGGCGCACGTCAAGGCGATGGATATTCTTCGAGAGGAGTTCCCTGAGGGAGGGTGGAAGTTCACGGATGCGCTCCGTCTGACGTGGACCTGCTACCTGCCTGCGGCTATTTCCATCACGGCGACGTCTGCTGCCATTATCGGTGGTACGGTCCTCAGCGAACGCCGATACGCGGCTATGGCTGCTGCATATACCGTCTCTCAGGACGTCCTCGAGAAGTACGAGGATCGCGTCAAGGAGCTGACGGGTAAGAAGGGCTCGGATACCCGCTCGGCAATCGCTCGGGATGTTATCGAGGAGAACCTCGAGCGTCCAGAGAACAAGAGCGTGATCATCACTGGTGAGAACGTTCTTATTTCTGACTCGTACTCCGGCAGGGTCTTCCCGTCCACCATCACCAAGGTTCAGAAGGTCCTGAATCGGATCAACTCGGATCTGATCAACGGTATTTCCTCGGTCTCCCTGAACGAGGTCTACCAGTGCCTCGGACTCGAGCAGATTTCGATGGGTGATGAGCTCGGATGGTCTAACGGGACCACAATCGAGGCTGAATTCACGCCTACGATGCTTGCCGATGAGTCTCCGGCTCTTCTGATGGCGTTCAACCCCGCTCCTGTGACTGACTGGTTCCGTCACCAGTACTGATCCGCAAGAAAAACATGTCCTATAATGAGACATATTCACAACTCTGAAAGGAACTCTCATGTCCGCTGAAAAGAACCTCCCCATCGACTCCGACAACCTCATCGAAGACGATTCCCCGATCATCTCGGTCAACACCGCCAAGATCAAGAAGTTCTTCGTGAAGGCTCTGCCCTACGCAATCGCCGGTATTGTTACCGCCGCTGCTGGTGCAGTTGCCGTCGCGATCTCTTCCGACTCTGACGACGATGTTGATCCGCTCGTGATCGACAAGAACGCCATCGAAGGTTCGTTCGCCGAACTCGAAGACGGGACGATCCTCTTCACTCCCGACAACCAGCCCTCTGAGACCACTGAAGACTGACCTCAAAACCCTAGCACCCCTAACCGGGTGTTAGGGTTTTTTTAATTTCACCCAACAAGAAAGGCATACCAATGCAGAAGCTCACCGTCCAGTACCAAAACTGGGATGGAGATCTTGAGACTGAAGACCTCTACTTCCACCTGAACATCAAGGAACTCCAGGACATGGAGAAGTGGGATGTTCCTCTCACCCAGCGCATCGCCAAGCTCGCCAAGACTGAGGACGGCAAGGAGGCTTTCGAGCTAATGCGCGACATCATCGAGGCTGCCTATGGCGAGCGTTCGGATGATGGTAAGCGATTCGTCAAGAACCCGGAGGTTCTGAAGAACTTCACCGAGGGTCTCGCCTACGACGAGGTCATCCTCTCCTTCATCGACGGTTCTACGGATCTCGGCAAGTTCGTTGAGGGTCTTCTCCCGAAGAAGGTCTTCGAGCTCGCTAAGAAGAACACTAAGGAGACCAGCGAGGAGGTCAAGGAGTACCTTGTCAAGTACGACGTTGCCCCCGAGGTCGCCGACGCAGCCGTCTCCAAGCTCACGGATGAGGCTTCGCAGGGATAACTGGGGCTATAACGAGACCCATACTATCCGAAAGGAACTCTCGTGAATAAGCAAGATTTCACCCCTGCATACCTCACTGGACTCGCTGCATCATTCTGCTCTGGAGTCGTAGTTCGCACGACCCTTCGCGCCGTCCTCGCTGCCGCTGCACCAATTAACCCCCTCGTTAGTTTTATTGGTGTCACCGCGCTGTCGCTGACGGTCGAAGATCGTGTGACTAGGACTATCCAGGGCGCGACGCAGCAGTTCATTGACACGTTCAAGGAGAACCTGCACAAATCCGAAGAAGACTCGAAGTAGTCTGACCTCAAGCCCTAGGCCCTCTGTAATATTACAGGGGGCTTAGGGTTTCTCTTTTGAAGGAGCACCATGAATGTACCTACACGCCCGGATGGTTCATATCCGGGTAACTCCGACAAGGCCAAGGAGCGTAAAGAGATCGCCCCTGTGACCAAAGCTCGGGTCAAGAAGGAAACAACAGCACGGAAGGTCGTTGGTGAAATCATTCGCGAAGATGCCCGTTCTGTTGGTGAGACGGTTCTCTGGGATGTCATCATTCCGACGGTCAAGAACCTTATTTCCGACACGGTCACTCGCGGTATCGAATCCATGCTCTATGGAGGCGATACTCGACCCTCGCGCTCGCGGTCTGGATATTCCGATTACTCGGGATACTCCCGCCCAAAAGATCGACACGATCGTCCCGCTGAAAGGCGATCGACTCGTTCGGCACGTCATGCGGAACCTGAGCGTAACGAGATCATTTTCGACACGCGCTCCGATGCTAACGACGTCATCGATCGTATGAGCGATCTCATCGATCAGTACGGTCAGGTCTCCCTGGCTGATCTGAACGCCCTTATCGGGGCGTCCTCCAACTTTATCGACGACAACTGGGGCTGGACCGACATGGGCAGCTTCGACGTTCGTCAAGTCCGAGACGGGTTCATGTTGACGCATGACGAACCTCAGTCTCTCAAGCAGCGTTAATATTCAATCACAACTCTGAGAGGACCTCATGTCTATTTTCCACAACGTCGCGCGGGTCGTCGTCAAGCACGCCCCCACCATTCTCACTGCCACCGGCACGGTTGGTCTTGTCGGTACTGCCGTCCTGGCAAGTCGAGCCACTCTGACCTACAAGGAGCTCATCGCAGACGAGGTCATGGTCATCACGGATGGCCCCAACCTCATGAAGCGCAACGAGCACTACACCGAAGATGAATTCCGTAAGGACCGTATCGTCTGCTACAGCCGCATCGTTACGAAGACCGTCAAGCATTACGGTCCCACTATCGCTCTGGGTGTGGCTTCGATCGCTGCCTTCTGGTGGAGCCACTCGATCCAGTCCAAGCGTATTGCCGGCCTTGCTGCTGCGTACGCTGCTCTGGACACCTCCTACCGCAAGTACAAGAAGTCGGTAGCTTCTGTCATCGGCGAGGAGTCTATGAAGAAGGTTGAGGAAAAGATCCTCGAGGACGTCGTGTTCACGGATGAGCCGTTCGAGTACGACAAGATGGCTGAGTCCGTTATTCCGGAGTACTCGCCTTACGCCCGCATCATCGATGAGACTTCCAGCGTCTGGGATCCCAGTGACGACATCACCGAGCTGAACATCCACGCTCAGCTCAATTACATGAACGATCTGCTGCGTACTCGTGGCTACCTCTTCCTGTCCGACGTCTACGACGCTCTCGGCATTCCTCGCACGCCCGCTTCTCAGGTTGTGGGCTGGCTCTGGAAGAAGGGTGACGGTGATCACTACGTGTCCTTCGGCGATATTGAGGGTCACCGCATCAAGTTCTGGGATGACTCTCGTCGTCGCGAGGTCGCGAACTACCTCCTCGATTTCAACGTGGATGGAGAGATCGTCAATGAAATCTAATCTTGTCATTTCCTTCGCCGCGGGTCTTGTCACGGGTGTGACGGTCGCATATCTTCTGATCACTGACCGACTCCAGCGTCAGATGGACCAGGAGATCGAGGAGCGCGTCGACGAAGTCGAGAAGAGCGCCTTCCAGGAATACCGTGAGAACATCGACAAGATCACGGCGATGTACGAGAAGAAGGCCCTCGTGGCCGATCAGGAGAACCCGGAGAAGAAGATCTCTGATATTGAGATCCTCGATCCCGAAACGTTCCAGCAAGGAGCACTCGGCTACGAGTTCTTCGAAGTCGACTGTTACGTCAACGACAACGTAGTGGCCGACGACAACGGAAACCGAATGAAGGAGACCGCTCGGGAGCTTATCGGCGCAGAAGCCATGATCAGTGGTGGTGCCTACGGTGCAGATCCTAATGAAGTGTATGTGCGGAACCACAAGTACCGCATGGACCTTCACGTCCATCTTCTAGACGTAGACTGGGTCGAGGATATCGATCTGGGGGATTACTACTACATCCCGGATGAAGAGGACGACGATTCCGAATGATCACAGGAGAGGGATATTTCGAATACCTTCTCCGACTTATCGGCGCAGATTACCTTCGCGATCAGTGCGAGGTCCTTCATGAGATCGCATTCCAGTGGTGGATTCCACTGGACGGTAATCTTGAGTCCGATGGCAAAGCACTCCGCGATTACTACGAGTATGAGACTGGTTACGTATATGACGGTGACGACCCGATTTACGCAACCGTGTTCGAGGTGCTCGTAGTTCTCGCTAGCAAAATGGATGCGACTATTGGCGGTAGGGACGACACTCCTGCTACCGCGTTTAGAGTTCTGATGAGGAACCTCGGCATCGACTACAATACTGACAGCGAAACCATTAGCGCTACGGTTCGCGATATTGTAGAACGGAATTACGACCGGTTTGGCCACGGTGGTATATTCCCGAATCGTCGAGGCCTCATCGACCCGGCGCAAACGTCGCTTCTTGACCAGCTATCCATGTGGTGCGTTCAGGAGAAGTATATTATCTAGGAGAAGCAGTGGATTTCGTTACCCCGCGCCAGCGGGCTTCGAAGAATGGGGTTGTGGAGATCTACCCCGACTTTCGAGTCGCAAGATCTACCGATATCCTTGTTCAGGGAGGCTCGTTCGTAGCTGTGTGGGACGAGGAGAAGGGTCTATGGAACACTGATGAGTTTCGAGTAGTCGAGCTCATCGATCGAGAGCTTCGTGATTTCGCGAAGACTCTTGAGGGTTCCTATCAAGGCGGTACGCGGTTCCAGTTCTTGGGGGATTACGCCTCTAAGAGCTGGACCGCTTATCGCAACTGGATTTCCTCCATGCCGGACACAGTCAGGCCACTGGACCGGAAACTCACATTCGCGAACACTGAGGTGCGGAAGGAGTCCTACGCGACTCGTCGTTTGCCCTACGCGCTCGCGGAAGGATCTCATGACAATTGGGATCGTCTTATTTCCACGCTGTATGACGAAGAAGAGCGCCGTAAGATCGAATGGTCTATCGGCGCTATTGTCACGGGTGCCTCACGCACTCTGGATAAGTTCGTCGTGCTGTACGGCAAGCCTGGATCTGGTAAGTCGACGCTCATCAATATTCTGATGCAGCTCTTCGAGGGCTACTACACGGCGTTTGATGCGGCGTCACTTGCCAAGTCCAGCAACGCATTCGCAGCCGCAGCGTTTAAGACAAACCCGATTGTCGCATTCCAGCATGATGGCGATCTGAGTCGTATCGACGACAACACTCAGCTTAATTCGATCATTTCCCACGAGGAGATGCAGATTAACGAGAAGTTCAAGCCGACGTATACGACTCGAATCGACTCATTTCTGTACATGGCTACCAACAAGCCGGTGCAGATCACAGATGCTCAGTCTGGTATCATCCGACGTCTGATCGATATTTCGCCCACGGGTAACAAGATCTCTCCTGTAGAGTATCGCGAACTCATGGATGGAATCACTCGAGAGCTTGGAGCCATCGCATATCACTGTGCGGAGGTCTTCGAGAGCCTCGGCAAGACGTACTACAAGGACTACCGTCCTCTGCAGATGATGTACAAGACTGATGTGTTCTACAACTTCGTTGAGGACGCATATTTTGAGTTCGAGAGTGCGGAGTTCGTTACTCTCAATTCGGCGTATGAGACCTACAAGCGATATTGTGAGCAAGCATCTGTTCAGTACGTGCTGCCACGTCACCGGTTCCGTGAGGAACTGAAGAACTACTTCGTCGAGTTCCATGATCGGACTCGAATCGACGGTAAGCAGTTCAGGAACGTATATTCCGGGTTCAAGAAAGACAAGTTCACACAGGCAAGTCTTGTTGAGAATCCGGAACAGCACTACTCCATCGAGCTGAAGGAATGCCCAAGCGTCATCGACGAGCTATATGCTGATTGCCCTGCGCAGTACGCGAAGGATGGCAAGCCGGCTAAGCGATGGGATGACGTCACAACAACTCTGAAAGACATCGACACAACCAAGGAACACTATGTTCAGATACCTGAGAACATGGTTGTTATTGACTTCGATCTTAAAGATCCAAGCGGTAACAAATCTCGTGAGCGAAACTTGGCAGAAGCGTCCAAGTGGCCTCCGACATACGCCGAGACCTCCCGTTCCGGAGGAGGAATTCACCTGCATTACGTACTGGGAGACCCCGAGCTCGAATACGCTAAGGAGTATGCTCCCGGAATCGAGATCAAACGATTTGCCGGAAAGACCGCCCTCAGGCGTAAGTACCTGGTTTCGAATGGAATGTCTGTCGGAACTGCGCCGGATGATCTCCCTAGGAAGGCTCCGAAGGTGATCCGCGAAGACGTAGTCAAGACAGAGCAAGGTCTTCGAAACCTTATCGCTAGGAACCTCCGTAAGGAGATCCATCCCGGGACCAAGCCTTCGGTGGAGTTCATCAAGAAGATTCTCGATGATGCTTCCGCAAGTGGTTTGGTGTACGACGTCACGGATGCGAGGAATTCCATCATTGCATTCGCGATGCGATCGACGCACCACGCTCAGTACTGCCTGAAGCTGGTCCAGCAGATGAAGTTCAAGAACGACTCGGAGGAACCAGTGGCTCCAGTCGCTGACGGAGACATCTATTTCTTCGATATCGAGGTGTTCCCAAACCTCTTCGTGATCTGTTACAAGAAGCGTGGCGATAAGAACAAGATGCGTCTTATCAACCCTACCGCGGAGCAGGTCAAGACTCTGCTGGGCGCCAAGTTGGTGGGCTTCAACAACCGTCGCTATGACAATCATATTGTCTACGCGGCGACGTTGGGGTACAACAACAAGGAACTCTATATGGTCTCGAAGAGGATCATCGACAAGAGCCCGAACTCTTATTTCTCCGAGGCATACAATGTCTCGTACACGGACATCTACGACTTCTCCTCGAAGAAGCAGAGTCTGAAGAAGTGGGAGATCGAGCTTGGTCTGAAGCACCAGGAACTCGACCTGGACTGGGATCAGCCGGTCCCGGAAGAGTTGTGGGACACGGTGGCGGATTACTGCGACAATGACGTGGATGCCACGGAGGCAGTATTCGAGCACCTCCAGGACGACTGGACTGCTCGTCAGATGTTGGCCCGTATTTCCGGGCTCACAGAGAACCACTCCACGAACTCTCACACCTGTCGAATCATTTTCGGTACGGAGAAGAACCCTCAGAAGGATTTCGTCTACACGGATCTTTCCAAGATGTTCCCGGGATACCACTTCGACGGTTTCAAGTCCACATATCGTGGAGAGGTGACTGGCGAAGGCGGCTATGTCTACGCAGAGCCTGGCATTTACCACAATGTGGCTCTACTGGATGTCGCGTCGATGCATCCGACCTCACTTGAGCAGCTGAACCTGTTTGGGCCCTACACCCAGCGATTCAGCGACATCAAGAAGGCACGTATCCTGGTAAAGCATAATGAGCTCGACAAACTCGAAGATCTCTTCGATGGAGCGCTCATGCCGCTTATTCAGGAAGGTGTCGATACAAACGCCTTGGCATTTGCTCTGAAGATCGTTATCAACTCTGTATATGGTCTGACGAGCGCCAAGTTCGACAACCCATGCAAGGACCCGCGTAACGTCGACAACATTGTCGCGAAGCGTGGAGCCTTGTTCATGATCGACCTCAAGCATTATGTGCAGGAGGAGCTTGGTTACACCGTCGCTCATATTAAGACGGACTCAATCAAGATCCCGAATGCCACGCCTGAGGTTATTCAGGCCGTCATCGACTTCGGTAAGAAGTACGGCTACGACTTCGAGCACGAAGCTACATACGATCGTATGGCGCTCGTGAACGATGCAGTCTATATTGCCAAGTACGATGAGAAGCACGGCGGCAGTTGGACAGCCACGGGTGCTCAGTTCGCCCATCCGGTGGTGTTTAAGTCCTTGTTCAGCAAGGAGGAGATCACACCGAAGGACTATGCTGAGACCAGAGCAGTTCAGACTGCTATCTACCTCGATTTCAACGAGGCGAACCCCGATGACCACTACCTGCATTTTGTTGGTAAGGTCGGGCAGTTCGTCCCCGTCAAGCCTGGCTGTGGAGGTGGTATCGCTTTGCGCAAGAGTGCTAACGGTGATATCAAGGATGCAGTCAACGGTACGAAGGGATATCGTTGGAAGGAGGCGTCAGTCGTTCTAGGCCTCGACCATATCTCAGAGATCGATACTCGGTACTCCGAGGATCTCGTCGAGAAGGCTCGAGAACAGATCGAGCAGTTCGGTTCATATGAGGAGTTTGCGGCATGACCTCATTTATCCTCATGGGAATCACAGCCGCCGTCACGTGGGCTTTGACGAATGCCTATTGGGCCGATCGAAACCAAACGGAGATCACCGATCTCTGGACTGCATTTTACAAGGAGATGCAGCAAGTTCGCACGAAGGAGCGTACACGAATTGAATCACTACGAGCGTCAGAAGGAAGAGCTTCGGACTCTGCACGATCAGGCTCTCGATATGTTAGACGAATTCGCAAATGAGTACCGTATCTCTGATGGTACCGTCTTCGCCCTGAAGGGTGATTTCGAACGCGCATTCCGAAAACTGTCCGAGATCCACCACAACAAGGGCGAAAACAATGGGGACTACGCACATCCAACAGTTGAGTGACGGATCTATATGGCTAAATTCGGGTTGGCATATCTACCCGATCGACTTCGAATCTCTCGGAGTCAAGCGCCAGGTCATCGCTGAGAAGAAGACCTGCAAGCACGCACGCTACGTTAAGGAGACGTACGAGCTGTCTACGGTCCGATCTCGCAAGGGTAACTCTTACCCCACTCTCATCCATCGACGTAAGTCCTACAACACGCACGGCCGTCGCGATGAGCAAGAATCCATCAACCGCTGTATTTCAGCGCCCCAGACTGAGGACGAAACCCTCACTCGATTCCTGGATACCGCATTCCAGGTCACATTCGCACGATAATCTACAACTCACGGAAAGAGGCCTATCATGGCAAACCCCCGACTCGAAAACATCGTTCTGTCTGACACTCGTATTTTCTTCCGCAACTTCTCGGGTCAGCCCGACAAGTACAACCGCACGGGAGCTCGTACCTTCGCTTGCGAGGTTCCGCCGGAGTTCGCAGCACAGATGGAGGCTGACGGCATCAACGTCAAGTACTCCAAGGACCAGGATGGCAACCCGGACCGCGAACGCCCGTATATTGCGGTGAAGGTCCGCTTCGACGTGAAGCCGCCAAAGATCTACATGGTCGAGGATGGCGTCAAGACGCTGCTGTCTGAGGAGACTGTTGGTGTTCTGGATTCCGCGGATATTGTCCGTGCGGATCTTGTCATTACACCTGTCTTCTACGACGTGAACGGCAACACCGGATTCTCGAACTACCTGAAGACCGGCTACATCACCATCGAGGCTGACGAGTTCGCTTCCCGCTACGCGGATCTGGAGACGCGATGAAATTCGTCGTCTGGTACGACGTCTGGCTGAAGGGCGAGGAGAAGGACACAAGTCTTCCTTCTCGCCCGACGGTCTGGACTACTTTCGATACCGCGAAAGAGGCCCAGCAACACGTAGCACGACTCGCTAATCGTGCATTTCTAGATGGTCGAACCATCTCTATCACTATTTCCCCACAGGAGTAACCATGGATGATATCCGATGGAATGTCCAGGTCTGTCATGGAAATGACGACGATGGGTATACAGAAAGCGCGGTCACATTCGACACGCGCGATGAAGCCCTCCAGTTTATCGAGGATTACCTCGAAGAGCTGGACGTCGCTTGTGAAACGCAGGCGGCCAACAATGGCGTTATTCGACTTTGGAGTAGCGCTGCCAACCAACTGATTGAACTGTAGGAGGTTCACATGGCAATCATGAATCAGGTCAAGGAACTCGAGGACGGCACCGTTACCGTTCCGCTCTTCGAGCCGTCAACCGTCGACAACTTGTTCCGCCCGACTCTCATGGCTCCCGAAAAGGTCGGCTTCGAGGTCTCGTACCGTCGTGAAGCGGGCGAGTCTATGGGCGGCGACTACCGCCTGGTGATCCTGGTCGGCGATCGTCGGATCGAGACGACCAACCCGAACGATGTCGTCTTCGCTACCTGGTACCCGCGTGGCGGAAAGGGCTGGGCTGAGGCTCTGGCACATCAGGGCAACAACGACTCCGAGTCGGTCCTCAAGGTGCTCGGTAATCCCGATTACCTGCAGACCGCTCAGAAGAACTCCAAGGCCTACAACGAGCTTATGAAGGGCTTCAAGTCCGACTCCCTGTCCGCTTCGCCTCTGGGACCGATGTGATCTGAATGGCTCTGCATCTGCAAACCTGGGTCAAGAAGTCTACCGGCATCGATGTCGTGGAGGTCTCTCTGGAGGACTTCACCGATATCGTGGGGTGGGTTGGTCAGGGTGGCCGACTCACGATCCAGAAGTCGGGCCAGACACTCGTCGAGGTCTACGTCAACGGTGAGACTGCCTCGGTGGGGCATCTTATCGTGAAGGATGGTGAATCCTTCTACATCACCACCGAACCCCAACTCAAGGAATACTACTCCAAGAAGTAGTGGAAGGATCTGAAGAAGCATGTCCGTTCGTTATATGTTCCCCAATCATCCGTACGTAGGCTACAGTCTGCACGACGTTGACTGGATTGCTGAACACCTCGCACCGGGATGGTATATCTCGGCTCTGTGGACTCGGTCCGGTAGTAAGTCCGTTGTCGAGCTCGTGAAGATCTACAACAAGGATAAGTGCTGGCATTTCTTCCATAACCCGGAGGAACAGTGGCTTATTCTCACGGATGACGGTGTGCCGTTCGATTTCTTCGAATCGCAACTGGATATGGAGGTGGCGGCTCAGGAGCTCGCCGACTTCAAGACGGGTCGATTGACGGCGGTACATGTCGCTACAGTCCTTGCGGATGCGGGTAGGTACCGCTTTCGGAAGTAGCATTCCTTGGCCCCTGGAGGTCCTTCGGGATCTTCAGGGGCACCCCAAACAACTCTGTTCTCAAGAAGCGAAAACTAAAAGGAGCAATCATGGAAACTGGAACCTATGTATTCCGATCTGGCAAGTACATCGGATACCCGGTCAAGGATTTCATCAATCTTACAGCCAATCTGAATCCTGCTTGGTCTGTTAAGAGAGAGTACGAAACCGCCTGTCAAATGGTGGTTAAGAACACTTTCTCGATTTTCGACAACGCCGGCCAGCTTTGGCATGAATTTTCTCATGTCGGAGACCAGTACGTGGCGATTGATCGAAACGGGATTCCCCACGACACCTACGACTCTCATACGCAGATGACCCGAACAGATATCGGTATGCTGTCGTCGGTTCAATACTAGAATACTAGGTAGGCCTTGGAGGTTCTTCGGGATCTTCAAGGCCTACTTGGGTTCTCTTTTTTCGAAGGAGTTATGATGGGTTGGACTACCCACTACAAGTACACAAACCTCCAGGCGCATCCGGATGGTCGTGTTCGTCTGACTGATTCTCTGCGTGAGCTTCCGTATCAGGATGTCAAGGGAACGCGATACGTCAAGTTCCGTCATCAAGGAAGAGTGAAGACCAAGACGGTTGCCTCGATCGTATTTGAGACATTCCGTAAGCGGAGGGTCGGAGATGGTCTGTATGTCTGCCATAAGAATGGGGACTGTACTGACAACTCGATCCAGAATCTCGTGCCTGGGGATCGTGCGTATTCCAGGAAGTCATATGCACGGAGGGACGAGAAGATCCTCATCGACAATGAGGAGGAATTCGAAGTGTTTTTCGACAGATTGGTTGACTAATGGCTAAGTTATACTCACACCAGGAAGAAGCCTTAGAGCGCCTGAAAAGTGGCAAGGTGCTCGTTGGTGGTGTGGGATCGGGAAAGTCGTTTGTAGGCGCTTCCTGGGCCCTTAAACAGCCTAATTCCGGGGGTATAGTAGTGATCACTACGGCACGGAAGAGGGACAGCCTTGAATGGGTTGGGGAGTTTGCGATGGCAGGCTCTACAATGGAAGGAATCACGGTTGATTCATGGAATAATATTGCTAAGTATTCTGACGTTCGCGATAGTGTGTTCATTTTTGATGAGCAGCGAGTAGTCGGAAGCGGCAAGTGGGTCAAGGCATTTCTCAAGATCACGAAACACAACAAGTGGATCTTGCTGAGTGCTACCCCTGGAGATACATGGTTGGACTATGTGCCCTTATTTCTCGCGAATGGGTTCTACAAGAACAAGACTGAATTCTACGAGGACCACGTTGTGTGGGATCGCTTCGCGCGATACCCTCGCGTCAAGCGCTTTGTGGCAGTTCACCGACTCGAGAAGTTGCGAAGGAGAATACTGGTGGACATGCCGGTGGCAAGACATACTGTAAGGAATCGCATTTACGTTCCTGTGCGGTATCGTGTGGCTGAGTACAACGAGATCATGAAGAAGCGCTTCGATCCGTATAAGGGAGAGCCTATCGCTAGTGCGGGGGAGCTCTGCTATGTTTTGCGGAAGTGTGTCAATCAGGATCGAGATCGGCTCGAGGCGGTTCGTGGTATTCTGAAGAAGCGCTCGCGGATCATTGTGTTCTACAACTTCGACTACGAGTTGGAAGCTTTGCGTGAGCTGGCTGATACGTGTGTCGTGAAGGAGTGGAATGGACACAAGCACGAGCCGGTGCCGGATGGGGATCGGTGGGTGTACTTGGTGCAGTATGCGTCGGGGGCTGAGGCGTGGAACTGTACGGTCACGGATACGATCGTATTCTATTCGCTGAACTACTCGTGGAAGGTGATGGAGCAGAGTGAGGGGCGCATCGATCGGATGAACACACCCTTCACAAACCTCTGGTACTACTTCCTCGAGAGCGAATCTGCGATCGATCAGAGCATCAAAACGAGCCTCGCGAGGAAGAAGAAATTCAACGAAAAGGTGTTCGCGGACTCATTTTGGGGGTAATTGGAACGTACTACAGGTGTGACAAAAAACTGTCACAAAACTGTCACAGAAAGGGTTTCTTTACCATTTCTTTACCTTTTAGGGTAATGTTGTGTACGACTTTTGGCCAAAGTGTGACAAAAAACTGTCACAGTGTGACAGTTTTGTGACAGTTTTGTCACAGGACTTTTCGTTGGAATTGCAAGGAAAAGTCGCTGTCTGTGACAGTTGTGACAGTTTTTTTCTAATTAAGTATAAGAAAAAAATTGTATTTTATAAAGGCTTGTGGACCCTAACTGTCACACAAAACTGTCACACCCAAGTTGAATGCCACTCCTCTGCAAATCTTCGGGGTCCGGGGAAGACTGTGGAGGTTCTATTCAGTTTGTGATAGATCGTCATATTGCCCGGACCAAACATTTTTCTTGACCGCTTTTAGGTGTAGTATGTTCCAGACGCTCGAAAACTTGGGCTATAATAGGAGAGAAAGGCAAAATACGCCATTTTCACACACTACACCCCAGACACCAGAAGGAGCAAAAACAGGTGTCATTAGTTTTGGAATCCAAGTACCAAGCTGAGCTCATCAAAAAGCTCAAGCGAATGTTCCCTGGGTGTATCGTTCTCAAGAACGACCCAAACTACATCCAAGGCTTCCCCGATCTCACCGTGATGTTTGAACGTCACTGGGCTGTCCTGGAAGTCAAGCGCTCCGCGAGCGCACCACTACGACCGAATCAGGAACACTACGTGGAGCAAGCCTCCAGTATGTCCTTCGGCGCAGTCATATACCCGGAGAACGAACAGGAGGTACTCCGTGCGCTTTCACGAGTATTCTTCTCTTAGTGGAACACATGCCATCTTGTCAGCTAGCAAGTACAGCTGGCTGAACTACGACTCTGAAAAGATGGCCGCAACGTTCCGCACCGCTCAGGCAGCCGCTCTCGGCACAAGACTCCACGAGCTCGCTGCAGAGCATATTCGTCTGCGTATTCGAATGCCCCGAAACAACGCAACGTTCAATCGGTACGTCAATGACGCTATCGGATATTGCATGACCCCCGAGCAAGTTCTCTTCTACTCGATGAATGCGTACGGCACCGCCGATGCAATTCACTTCGATGACAAGAAGAACTTCCTTAGGATCCACGATCTTAAGACAGGCTCGGGACGCGTTAAGATGGATCAGCTCATGATCTATCAAGCGTTCTTCTGTCTCGAATACCATATCTCGCCATTCGACATCGAGAGCGAGCTTCGCATCTATCAGAACGA